TTGATAGTCTTGTAGTGGTATTTGGCTGCTGTCGCATCGGTATCGATGAAGAAGTACACCATGGAGGTATTCGCGGAGTTATTGCGGCCCAGCGTCACCAGCTTGGCGTTGCCGTCCCACGCGACCGGCACCAGGTAGGTATAGAAACGCACGTCCGGATCGGCCATGTAGGCTGCGACCGCGTCAATACCGGCATCGACCACCGATCCCACTTCCATGATGTAGATACCAAGGCTATTCCCCTGCGCAAAGAACGTCGTCACAGCAGCATTCACGGCGGCATAGGTGGCAGCGGTGTCGTTTGCAATGGCGGTAAACTCGGCGTAGGAGGTGATCAGCGTTGGCGTTTTTGCTGCGAGCGTCGTGGCGCCGTTCGAAATAATCACGCCCGTTTGTTGCAGCGTGGAGGGAATAGCGCCTACCGTTTGCGAAACGTTTACCGTGACAATTCTGTAATCGTCATTACTCATTATTTGATCTCCAAAGTGATAAAAGCTTCTTTAATAAGCTGTAGGGCGATATCCCTGGCGGTGTGTTGGTAATAGTTGATGTCGAAATCGATGTGCTTTTTCTTGGCCAGCGCGTTTATTTCGACCTGGTTTAACTTGTCGTCAATAACAACCGGAGAGTTAGTGATGCCAAACTCTTCGAAGTCGATCGCCTCGTTTACGATGTAATCGACGTAATCCAGCGCCTGCTTGTTGTTCATGCCGTACAGCGTCACGCGAACAGTGTCCTGTACGTGCTGGCTGCGTGTCAGATAATGCGGTGCCGCCTGCAGCGGCTTCGTGTCCTTGACGTCTGCCACGATATACGGCGGCAGCATGTCCGAGGGGGAGAGATACGACGGGTAAACGGTGCCGTACTTCGTCAGGCGCATCCAGATCGGCGTACTGTTCGATAAAATCAGGTCAGTGTTGATATCGGCTGGATCGTCAATAATCTGCGTTCGCAGCGTCGGCAACACGGCCAGGCCTCGGTAGTGGAATATGCCCGCTTGCGTATACTTGCTTTCCATGCGCGAGAAAGAAAACTGCACCCCGTCATAATCGCCCAGGTACATCCATTTCGGATCTACCATGTTGAAATCGTCAATCTGTTTTAACGGGGTAAAAATGATGTAGTTCATCGACTGCGACGCGGTGGTCGTCTGCTCGGACACCGCCTGCCGGTGCAAGCTGCCCTGAATGGTCACCGCCTTCTTCAGCTTATCCAGCCCGAGGCGCTCCAGCTCCGCAGGATTGACCAGATCCGCCCTCACCCAATAGATAAACCCGTCCAGCGGCAAAACCTGCTTAACGTAGAGTTTGAAGGTGATTTTCTGGCTGGTTGAAATGGTGTCTACGGCGGTGTGAAGGGTGTCGGCCAACTGCGTTTTGGTGCGCTTCGCTATCTCATCAAGTTTCGCCATTGTTGCTTATCCACGCTATAAAGCTGGCCTTGAACAACCCTCCATCGATAAACGAGGGGCGGCGCGGGCCGGTTTCTTTTTTCAGGCGAGAGTTAACCCCGTGCAACGCCGACCAGGTAGGTACCCCATCGACGCCAAGCCCGGCCATTTCTTCGCGCTCCAGAAAAATGTTAAAGCTGCGCACTATCTCGCCCAGAATGATTGTTTCCTGGTCGAACGGCGCGCCGTATTTGATATGGTTTATCAGTCCGAGCCGTATCTCGTCGGATACCGCTAACAAAATGTCGTCAATATGTTGCTCGTAGAAGTGGGTAAACAGCTTGTACTGTTCTTCGAGATCGACGGCCACCTGGTGCGTGGTCTTCCCCGGTTCCTCGCCGTAGTCGTAGGGCATATCGATAACACCCAGTTCTACTTTCATGGCGTCATACCCCAGTGGCTCCCCATCTCCATCAGAACGGCCAGCGCCGCTTCACCATAGGGATCTTGCATCATCATCAGATCAGCCAGGCTAAGGTTGCTCATGGCCTCCCCGATGACCGTTGAGCCGGATGTTCCCTGATCCGCTGCTGACGTCATGATGCCCGCCGCTGCTCGCCCTATACCCAGCTTTTCGCGCATATCGGCAAAGTAGGTGCTGTCCGGCATGTCGTCGGCATAACGCAACAGGAACGACGTGCCGAGGTTGTACACGGTATTGCGATAAATGACCGGCAGGCACTCAAGGCCCAGGCCGGTAGGCACCCATTCGAGCGCGGCCGCATAGACGCACTGCAGCGTTTCGTTGTCGTCTGCAATTGCGTCCACAGGAACCCCCACGTTATTACGAATAAAGTTGAGGAATCCGGCAAACGTTGGGGGTATCTGGATCATTATTTGGTGACCTTCAAGTTTTTCTTAACCGGGGATTTGTCATCCTGCTCAGGGTCGAGCGGTTCGCTCTGGATCGTCATTTCCAAACCGTCCTGCTGTTCCTGTCCATGGTTAACCGCGACGTTTTTAATGTCGTTGTTAATCACGACGGCGCTTTCTTCAATGATTTTTTCTGCTCGGTCATCAAGGAATTCCAGGCGGGCCTCGTAGCCATCGTTGATTTTCGAAACCTTGATTTCGCGATCGATGGAGTAACACAGGCCGGAAAAATTCGCGGGGATTTTTGCCACATCGACAAAGCCGTAACGCTCATGCTGATCAATGATCGCCCTGATGTCGGTATCTTGCCCGTCGATAGAGATCTGGGCGCCAGCTGGAATGTGGCGAGCGAAAGGTTGACGGCGCTCAGGCAGTTTGTAATTGAACAAATGGCGTTGCGGGGAACAGTTAGCAATATAAATTTTCATTCTAAATCCTCAAAAAAAGGCGAGGTTACCCCCCGCCGATTAGGCCAAATAAGGAAAATGGGTTTTATTATTCGTAGGCGGCAGAAAGCAGGGTTACGCCCTCGGCGCGCAGGTTCCAACCTGGCGTTGCCCGCATGGTGTAAAGCGTGGTTAACCCGCCATCAGGGATCGGCGTTGACACTTCGGTCGGCGCGGCCACATCACAGAACATCTGGTTAACCGCGCGCTGGTTAGGCGTCAGGCTCGCAAAGATGTTGGTGTTAATGCTGCTGTCGCTGGCCGGGACGTTCAGCACCACGGCGCTGATGATGATCAGATCCGTACCGCCAGCCCCTTTACCGATCAGCGTGTCGTCCATGGTGAAGATGATTTCGTCCTGCGCAGCTTCGCCTGCAACTTTTGCGATGATGTTCCCAGCGGTATCTGTACCGGCACCTGGACGCTGATAGGAGGTCAGCTCAACAATGCCGGTATAGCTGATCGCGCTGTTGAAGCGCTGCGGTGCCGTGATGGTGATCAGCGCCGGTTGCCCCAGCATCAGCATGCGGGTTTTCAGGTCTGCGATGTGGCCCAGAAGGAACCGCGCCAGTTCGCCACTGTCCCAAGCCGGGTAAGTCGTTTCGCCGCCGCTGTCTGCCGCCAGGCTAACGGTGGTTGCTCCTGCCGTGTTGGTGATGCCTTCCCCGTTCGACGGCTTGAGCCCGTAAAGCAGCATGGTTCGCAGCAGTTGTGCGATACCCTGGCGCGCGGAGAGCTGCAAGGCGCTGACCAGCGAATAACCCCAGTTGCTGGCCGCCTCATCATCAAACAGGCCATATTGCGAACGTGTCGCAATGCGGTAGGTCTGCATCTGGGTATAACCCGGAACCACAGAGGATGAGGCTACCTGGTTAGGCAGCGACTGGCTGGCCTGCACCTGGTTGGTCATGCGCAACGTTTTTTGATAGACCAGCAGGTCATTGCTGCCGATCTTCGCTTCCGGTTTACCGCCCGGCAGCAGGTCGAATGCGCCGGTGGCCATGCTGTACTGCATAGCGATTTCCGGCAGCATCATCGACGGATTCAGAATTTTAAATGCGGGTGCAAAGTTACTCATTGTTTAGCCTCAAATCAGATGGAGAACAGGCCCATAGGCTTGTCTTCCCAGTTAACGTCTTTGGTCGTTGCGTCTTGCACCGCCGCCATATTGCCTGCTGGGGAGACTTTCAGCAGGCGGATAGAAATGCCGTCAGCCGTGGCAACGTCGATCACCTGCGCTGCCGGATCCCATTTGAATTGCGTACTGGTCGTTGAGGTAGTCCCGTTCGCCAGTGCGGCCACCGCTGCGCTGATCGGCAACGGAATACGCGCGCCAGTACCCAGGCGGTAGTAATGCACCCCGTTACCGGCCATAAACTGCGGTACGCCGTTATTCGGAGTCACGACACCGTGGTTTGCCTGGTTCATCACCATGAAGCCGTTGCACGATGTGGCTGTCGCCTGGCGGATCACCGCACCCAGCATCGCTTCGCTTGATTTCGGTACAGACTCAATGATCCCCATGCCGCCCCACATCGAGCCGACCACATCATCGGCCAGGACGCCAGCGGCCAACAGTAGGCGAACTGCCGGATCGTCTTGTGCGTCGCCCTGCACCAGCCCGAACGATTCGACGTTAAAGCTGTTCTTGAAGGCGGGGCCGGTTTTGAATGCGTTTTCTAAAGCCATTAGCGAGTGCTCCCACTGTTAAATTTTACCAATTTCTGAGCCGGTACCTTTACGGTGCGCAGCCAGGTGTCCATGTCGCCCTGATAATGCCGAACCGGTCGGCCTGCAGCGTCGTGGCGAATCGTCTCGATCAGTCGGCCAGGCGTGTTGGTAACCTTGCGCTCAAACTCTTTCTTGGCTTCGTCAAAGATGGCTGCCTGCATGGTCTTCAACGTGGCCGAGTCAGCGATCGCCCGGATGTTCGCACCGGCAAACGTCGGCGCGTATTTCTGCATGATCGACAGGGTGCGCTTGATGTAGTCGGCAGACAGCTCCCCGGCATGCGGTGATGGCGCTTTCTGCCCGATCGCGGAAAAGGCGGAGTCGGCTTTGACTTGCTCACCGGCCATCGCTTCTGCGTCAGATTTTGTCTGTTCTTCCACTTTTGCTTGTTCCTCTGCGTCGGCTTTAGCTTTCTCTGCCGCCGCTGTTTCTGCATCTGCACGAGCCTGGGCCTCTGCCGCCTCAGCATCGGCACGCTCTTTCTCTTCCTTCGCCTTGCTCTCTTCTGCTTCGGCGTCGGCGCGTTCCTGCTCTTTCTTCTCTTTCTCGGCGGCTTCGGCGTCAGCGCGGGCTTTTGCACCCTGCTCCATGCTGTCCATGCGCGTTGCCAAGGCATCAAGCTTGACGCTAAATGTGCTGGCCAGCCCGCCGATGGTCGATTCGAGAAATTTTTTCATTTCTTCTTCATTCATTTCTAAATTACCTTTGTTGGAAATATCCACCCCTGACGGGCCGTTACCTTTATCCCACACGCCATTAGTGCCGCATTCTTCCGTCACCAAGGCAATGTGATCGAGCAAAAACGGCTTACCCTCAATTAAAAGGGTCGTGCCGCTTTCTTCATTCGTTATTTCGATATTCTGTGATTCTTCGTTGAATAATACGGAGGGGCTTGTTGATACCGTGCCTTTCAATATTTCTTCAATAACCCACTCAACGTAAATTCGTACAACCGCCCAGACTTCATCCCCTTTGATATACGGGAGCATGACAGAGCCAACGACTCTATCCTTAAACTCCTTTTCGTCTAATTTCGGTGCGTCTGGGTGATTTGCGATAACCGGCAGGCCATTGCAGCGCCTGAGAAACTCGTCGTTGAGGTATAGGTCAGGGTCGCGCCAAACAAACTCATCATGTCCCGCCCTATATGCCGCTCCGGTTCCCGTTATCCGCAAATTAACCAGCCAGGTATTAGAGAATTTAATCGGGGATAAAACAGTGCCATCCCTGATATTCTCGGCTAACTCAAGCTCGTTCAAATTCTCGTTTCCCTTTTTCAGTTAGGAATTCATCAGGAAGTTTTTGCGGCGCGTAGATGTAAATCGCCTGGCAACTGCAAAAAACCTCTTCCCCAACAGCGGTGATCTCGTCGTAATAGCCGTTCACCGGCTTAATCAGCCCTTGCTTTACCGCCCACGAATCGCGCAGCAGATAGATTTTCTCGTCGCGCTCTTTGTGGTCTTCCCGGTAGTTGTATCCGGGCCGTCGCCAGGACGAGTGCCACTTAACGGCGATTGCGCCACCCTGCTGGGCGATGATGTCCTTAATGTTGGCCGCCAGCTTATGGCCCTGGTCTATCGCTACACGCCGGTGTTCGAAAGTCTGCTCGGACAGCTTGGCCCGTATCTGCGCTTTCTGTTCTACCCGGTCAACCGCATTGGTGCCGTCTACCGGGACAGACGAAACCCACCCTTGGAAGCGCTGAATGGTCTTCTCGATGGCGGCTTCACGGTTAAGCTTGATAAGGTTGGCACTGACGAAGATCCGGCGCTCCAGCTCCTTGCGCAGTTCCGGCTTGACCTTGGCCAAGGTGACTTTGGTCGGGCCGCCGAACGGCTGATCCCGGATTGCGCCACCGTCAATCACCAGGCGCTTGTAAATGGCGGTCAAGTGGTTGCGAGTTGTAGTCGGGCTGACTGTTTCGCGATTTGCCGCCGCGCGCAATCGGGCGCTCCATGACAGCAATGATTTCTCGCTATCCCAGCCATTGTCCACGTAGTAGTTAACGGCTTCGGTCAGCACCTCATAGAGCGTTTTAGGTTTCCTCGTCTTCTTCATTGCCTCCCCCCGTTGGCGGTGTCGGCGGCCTGTAGCTCTTCAGCTTATCCATGTCGAGGACGAGCGGCGCTCCCTCATATGACTCCAGCACGTTAATAACGTCTGACAGCCATTGAGCGGCCACGGCCTGATTATCTGGATCAAGGCGAGAATAAAGCGTGTCGAACACCTTGGTAGTCTGCTCAAGCAGCTTGCCTTCACTGTCCTGACGTTCCTCCGGGGACTTCTCTTGCAGCTCTGGCCATGTTGCAGAGAATGACGCGCGCCACATGAAGAACGTCGTGAAATAGTCTTCGGTATAGAGATCGGGGTATTCGTTTTTGAGCGAGTTATAGAAATCCTCGTTCCACGCAATGTATTGCACGATCTCTTCGAAAAACGTTATCACCGGATCAATCGACTGCCTGACGCTATCGATATATTGAGCGACGGCCTTCGAGTCTTCCTTACCCTCTCCGAACCCGTTAGCAAAAGCCTCATCCTTCAGGATTGCCGCTGGCACATCACTGCCCGCTGCGATATCGGCAATAATGTTGCTCCGGGCTGAGTTCATGGCGCCATCGATGTTCTGCAGGTTCAGAGACTCGATCGAGTCGCCCGCCCCTATGTTCATTACCCCTTTATTTTTGATGGCCTTGATCATGCCCCGCTTGGCTTTGTTTACCATGCCCAACACACCGGATATTACAGACGAGTTCTGCGTCGTCTTGGCCACCAGCACCCCGGCCTTTTCGCTTACCAGGTCGTTGGTGATCATCGTGTTCACGTATGACCTCAACGGGTATACGCAGCGCTGGAACACGCTACGGCCCGTAAAGCCCATGCTTGAAGACTGATAGGAGAGATAAATCGGCGAGCCCGTGAATACTTTCATGGTTCGCGACGGGTGCCACTTCTTGCCCTGGATGTTCAGGTATTTGTCCGGCTGCTGGAAATCGCGAGTGTTCGGGTCTTGGCTTGTCACCATCGATCCAGCGGCGACGAGCGGGTCAAAGATATTGATAAAAATATCCTCTTCCTTCAGTCCCATCTTGGTAATCTGCTTGTAGCTGCTCACCGAGTCCTGGCCGATGCCGATTGCTGCGGCGCCATAACATCTGGCGTTGAAGAAAAGGTTCTTTATTTTCTGCGTGATGCCCAGGCGTATCCACGTATCGATAAACGCGTTCACTATCCGGTCTTCTGCGTCATCGCTCACGTTATAAATGCGCGGCTTGAACATGGCCATTTCGATCGGCTTTTCGACCATCTTCCCGCCGAGCGGGTGATACTCCCAGATGATTTTGCACATCTGATAGCCGGTTTCAGAGCCTGGCTGGATGTCCTCACCCATCAAGAAATCTGCAAGCTGTGAGTTTAGTGCTGCGTTAATTGTTTCTTCAGCCATTAGAGTGCGGCTCCGTTACCAAATGCGATGATCAGTCCGTACATGTAGCCATCAAGAAGGTCATCGGCCCGGACGTGTGCTTTTTTGTCGGCCAGATGAAACCCGGCGACCTGTTTCCAGAGGTGGTTTGCTTCGGCTTGTTTGAATGGCACCGTTTTATTGAATGCCTCTTCGGTGATCTTGCACCGCCCCAGATAGTGATAGCCGGACGCCATTACTGCCCGCTCATCCTTACCTTTACCGGTAAGCACAGAATCGATGGCTTTCATGTCCCAGCCTTCCGTTTCCGCCTTTTGCAGCAATATGGCCCCCATGGCGGCATCTTCCATAAATACGCCACCACTCCCCATGCGGGGCTTGCAAATGCGGGATAAGCGGTTGAGGTTCTCGTACACACCAGGGATATACTCAGGCAGTAGCGCCCCCTGAATTTGTGTTAAATCCCAATCGATAATTCTCAGCTCAGGTTCTTCTACGTAGTTGTACGTGTAGGCGAAATACACAAAGCCGGTACCATCGTTTTCTTGTCCGCCT